TGGGTAAGTTCGCTCATTTCATCTCTCCTTAGACATCTTGGTCGGGGTTAAAGTTCAGTTCCAACTGCACGGGTGCGGCTGGATCGGCAGGAGCTTCGGCGGGTGCCTTGGCAGGTGCAGGGGCATCGCTTGCAGACTTGCGGCGCAGTGCCGCATCCACATCAGCGATCTTGAATCGGTACGTGTTGCCGAGCTTCAAAAAATCTGCGGGGGTCAACACGCCCGTGCGAATCCACGTGCGAACGGTTGACACCGAGATCGAGTAGTACTTGGCTACATCTTCAACGGAGACGTATTGGTCTTGCATCATTCTTTCCTCACAGTGATGGTGTACTCACTGTCCACGTTCAAGCCGGGGGGCAGTAAGTCGGGATGCTCCTCAAGAAACTGTTGGATGTTGCCTTGGTGGAGCCGCTTCTCGTACAACTCGGGGGCTTGGTGGTCAATAACAAACTTGCCCATCGCCTCCCAATTGTTCGTGGTGTACCGCTTCTTAACACTGCGGTAGAACAGTCCCTCGGTGGTGCGAACACTCTCAAGGTTCAACGTCTTGCAGTACGTGAGCAGTCCCGCTTTGACCTGTTCCATCTGCGTGTCAATCTTCTTGACTTGCGCTTCAAGTTCGGCCTTGGCGGTTTTCATTTTCAAATAGACCCGCACCAGCTTTTCAGCGGGGACGGGAGAGGTTGCAGTTTCTTCGGTCATCTCATCTCTCCTGTTTTTAGTTGGTGAACTTGGGGCGGGGCCACAGAAGCTCTTCGGAGCGTTTCGCACCTGCGTCCAGCAGGGTCTAAGCAGAGTAGGTCGTGGGGTTGTTTTGCTCGTGGTAGCCGGGGCCGACAAATCGGGTGGGGTGGCGGTAGTGAGGCACATACAGAACATTGCTCAGTCGGTATGCGGTCACGAATTCACGGGGTGCAGGGACAGAAGGACTAGCCATTTCGTTTCTCCGGTTGGTTGTAGGAACTCTCATTATATGGGTTTTTTTACGTTAGTCAAGCAATTGTTTGTAAAGATCAACAATTTGTGTGTGAACGTCATTTTTAGTGTCTAACATTGTGTAAACATGTTTTTCAGCGTTAGACCCCATCAGGCGGATGACGACTGACGGATGGCGTTGCCCTGCACGATGTACTCGCGCATTGGCTTGGGCGTACGTCTCAAGGGAGGAGGTCGGCCCCCACCAGACCACGGTATCGGCGGCGGTGAGCGTCACGCCATGCGCGGCAGACTGCGGCTGAATGACCAGCACCCTCGGGTCGGGTGTCTCTTGGAACTGCTTGAAAATCTCGGTGCGGCGCACGGCAGACACGTTGCCACTGATGACCTCGCAGGTGATCCCGTCCTCGCGTAGCTTGGCGGTGATCAGGTCGATGGCATGCTTGAACGGCACGAACACCAGCACCTTCTGGTTGGCCTCGTCAATGACCTCCTTGAGCACGGCGTAGCGGTTCTTGATGTCGAACTCCACCACCTCCTTGGTGTCCGAGTAGACCGCACCACAACTGATTTGCAGGAGTTTGGACAGGTTCACGGCGGCGTTGACTGCTGTGATCTCCTCCCCTGCGGCCTCCATGACCATGCGGTTCTTCATCAGGTTGTAGAACTTCTGCTGTTGCTTGGTCAGCACCACCTCGCGGTTGACGTACGTCATCTCTGGCAGGTCGAGACACTCGGCCTTGGTGAATCGGATGGCGGGTTGCAGGGCGTTGAACACCGTGTCCAGTGCGCTGGGCTTGGGCACCCACTTGAACTGCGTGACCTTGTACATCACCATGTCCTTGAAGGAGCCGAAGAACTTGGGCACCCCGAGCGGGTTGACCAACTTGGCAAGGCCGTATGCGTCCACAGGCGACTGCGCGGCAGGGGTGCCCGTCAACATCCACAGCCACGTGTCCGGTTTGACCAGTCCGTTGAGCACCTTCCAGCGATTTGTTTGTGCGTTCTTGTAGGCGTTCGCCTCGTCCACCACGATCAGGTCGAAGCCGCCCTTGTCGATGGCATCGCACACCACCTCAACACCATCGAAGTTGATGATGACGAACTCGGCTTGGGATTCGATGACTGCGCGGCGCTTCTCTGCTGAACCGTGTGCAATGTCCACGGAGCGGTGCATGGCAAACCGAAACAGGTCAGCCCTCCATGCGGAGTCCATGATGGACAGGGGGCAGATGACCAGCACCCTCTTGATGCGCCCCTGCTTCATCAGGTAGTCAGCCGCCCAGATGACGGAGCCAGTCTTGCCCGTGCCCTGCTCGTTGAGGCAGAAGGCACGCTTGTTCAAGGTGAGGAACGCAGAAGTTGTTTTCTGGTGATCGAACGGCTTGTACAAACCGGGCCATGCGTAGCTACGCAAGATGGGGGAGGGGACGTTTTTGATCTTGAGGTTCTTCAAGACTTGGGCTTCGTCCAAGCCCCAATGCACCAGCACGTTGTGTTGGTCGAGTACTCTGCTCTTGGGTATGACTGCTGTCACCTTTTCAGGGTCGCGCAGTTTCAACAAGAGCGCCTTGTTCTCTATGATTTCCATACCGTTTCATCTTCCTTGTTATTGTTGTTGGTGTTGTGGGAGTCGAACCCACCTAGTCACCTAGATTACATCGGAATCAAACCGACCCTCACACCAACAAGTAGAGGGACTGTTCAGGTGGTCTAGGGCTTCTTCTCTCCCCACCTACGGCGTAGCATCCTTTCGGTCTAGCCCTTAGCCGCAATCCCTCTACTTGTTGGGCATCACAACGGATGCACCAATGCAAAATACACAGAAAGCGGTGTCCGCTTTCTGCTTGCTGTTTGACCCCAATATAGCAACCCTTGCAGGGGCTGTCAATCAGGGTTTTTTCCCACCCTTTTCTTTAGGGCTGTGACCGTTACGGGCACGGTTCTTGGAGGGTGCCACTATGCGGATACCGTCCTTGTTGGTGCCGCCTTTGGACAACATCTTCACGTGGTCGATGTCCTTGCCCTCGCGCTTGTCAGCCTTGCCGTTGCCGTTCTTGTCGGGAAAACTGGCATCAACTTTTCTTCGGGCGCGTTGGCGCTCCATCCGGTCGGGGTGTTCGCCCCGCTCTTTCTGCATCTCGTACTCGTGTTTGTACGGACGTGGTGTCTTGGTGTAGGGCATTACTCGTCCCTCGCTTGCATCATGGCGTCCGCAAGCACGTAAGCATGCGTTGCCAATTCGTGTGGGTACATGTCGCGGGTGTGGTCAGCCAACATCCCTTGTAGCGCGGCCTTTGCAAACTCATCTCGTAGACGTTCTAAGTCATCAAGTTCCGCAGCTATATCGTCCATAGCGGCAAGTTGTTCGTTCATGGTTTCTTCGCGGTTCATATTAGCTCCTTCCGTTGTGTGAACAAGTTAACACAGGGCACCACGCCTTGCACAGGCCGCTCGGCTTTGGGTTCCATGTGTCGTTATCATAAGCTGATTGGAGGCGGTTGTGTTTGTGCTTCCACTTGTCCCACTTCACCTCATCGGTCAGGTCAAACTGCGCCTTGGGGAAAGCGTTGGCAACCACGAACAGCAGACCCGCCTTGACCTTCTTAATCTCGGGAAAGTGTTTGAAGACACACAGGGACATGAGTTCCAGTTGATCAGGGTCGGCGTACTTGGCGCTCTTACCCGTCTTGTAGTCGATGACCCGTGCCTCACCCTTCTCGCGGTTGATGATCAGCAGGTCGGCGATGCCTCGGTACCACACGCGCTCGTCACTGAAACTGCACGGCTCCAAGTCGGCGGTCACGCCCATCTCGTACTCACACAGCTTCTCACCCTCAATCTGTTTGAGGCTGTCCAGCGCACCCTTGGCAAACTTGAAGTACTCGGGGATCGGGGTGCCGTCTCGCATGTAGAACTCAGCGGCCTCGTGGAAACGTGTGCCGTAGTGCATGGCTTCACTCTCGGGTTCCACGATGTCTTTAAGCACCCGCAGGTGAAAGTACTTTCGGGGGCACTGCTCAAAGAGCTTCATGCTACTGTATGACCACTTCATTTATTCGTCTCCAAAAATTGTAGGAACGCATCAAACCATTCCTCTGTGGTTTTTTCCATACCCTTCGTCCGATCCATTGCTCGGATAGCGGGGCGCATCTCGTTGATGATCTGAGTCAGTGCCTCGACTGTGTACATAGCGGTAGGCTTGTCACCATCACGTGAGTCGTACCCCATACAACCACGCTCGGCACAGCCCTTATCCACCAACAACCCTTTACGTTGTTGCGCTTTCGCAAGTTCGTCAAACGCTTCGTCTTCAGGTTCTTTGATCATCAGCAGTCTCCGTATGCTTTGCCGTGTCCACTTTCACAATTGACTGGCAAGCCAGCCGCCCACTCGGGAGTCCAGCGCATGCACTCCTCAACGTATGCTTGTGCCTCGGCGACCTCGGCCTCGGGGACAACACACGCAATCGCATCGTGCACTGTCAACACCACCTTGTACCTCTTACCGATCTTAAGCATCTGCTCACCGATGATGCACCGTGCAATAGCTTGGCACACGTTCTCGATGACCTTGCCGCCGTAGATACGTGTTCTGCCATAGCGCGTCTTGTAGGAGAACTCAACACCGTTCTCGGTCTGCTCAAACTTCAGGTCGTTGTAGCGCATCAGCAAGCCGCTCGGCAACTTGATCGCCTTCTCCCACCCGTCCACCGACAGCACACCAGCCTTACCCAACGTGCAGTTTTCAGCGCGTGACATGCTCACCAACATTGCCTGCGCCTGCTTCCACAAGTTTGTCACAGCAGGATTTGTTCTACGGTAGATGTCAATGATGCGCCGGGCCTCATCGAGTGAGACCTCAACCCCAAACGTCTTCAGTTGTCCTTGGAACTTCACAGCCCCCATGCCGTAGCCGCAACCAAGAATTGTGGTCTTGCCCACGAACCGCTCGTCCTTCGTGATGTCAGCCTCGGGCTTGCCGTAGATAGCGGATGCCATCTTCTTGTAAACGTCTTCCTTGTTGGCGAACGCTTGCACCAAGTCGTCTTGCCCTGCCAGCCATGCCAACACCCGTGCTTCAATTTGC